CTTCGACACTACAAGCCGCTGTATTAGCTTGTGCTTCTACGCTAGTTATATCACCGTTAGGAAGTCCTGCCGCTGCGTTTTCTGTTGCGTTCATAGTACCTACGTGACTATGTAGTATAAAAGTTTGTCCTGCGTATACTCTATATACAAATTCGTCGTTGTTTTCGTTTGTTACTCTTAGGTCTATAAAGTTTGTAGTGTCTAAGTTTGTTATTCTTGCAAATTTTACTAAATCTTTGTCTAGCGTTGCACCTGCTACAGTAGTAGCGTGTGTAGAATATAAAGTTACTTCAGACGTAGGTACTGTTACAGTCCTTTCGAATACATCTAAAATACCTGTTATAGTTTGTGTGTTACTAGAACCTCTTACCGCTCCGTTTATTGTAACTGATTCTGTGATTGTTGTAATTAAGTCTGGCATTATTTTTTTGTTATTGTTATTGAAAAAGGTTTAAGTGTTATTATATATTTTCCTATTGTAAATTGTAATCTTATTTTACGCATATAGTCGTATTGTCTATTGGTACTATACAACTATTTAATTCGTTTTCTACTGTTACTGCAAAAGTCATAACCCAACCTGTTACAGCGTGGTCAAATCGTTCTGTAAAAGGTTCTATTGTAAAGTCGTCATCTATAAAGTATCTAGGTAGTTCCCCGTGTGTAGTGTCGTAACCGTAAAGAATTTCACCGTGTTTATATATTGCTATTATGTCGTTCATTATTTCTAAACAGTCAGACATTACTTCTTGTTCGTTGCTTTCGTGTGGTTCTACTAAATCCATTACAAATAACTGAAAGTTAAAGGTTCTTGTATGTATTCCTACCGTTACGTTTTCTGGGTTTATATGAAGTAAAGGGTAAAGTGTATTCTTTTCTAAATCTATTTCCCAAATGTCACCACTTGTAACAGTGTGTATATTTAAGTGTTGTTCACCTACGCACTTTAAGGTATCTATTACATTATTAAAACTCTTAAACTTTATTGCGTCTATACTCATTTTCTATTTTTTGGTTTACATCTTTTTTATAAGACATAAAGGTTAAACATTCGTAGGCTTCTTTAGATACTACTTGTTCTATACTTAAAAAGTTTTCGTTCGCTAACATATATATAGCATTGTACCACCCCCAAGCCTTTAAGGCGTCTTCTTCGTATCTAGGACTTTCTTCTTCTTGTGTTTCTGTATTAAAGACTTCTTCGAATTTATCATAAGTTGATTTCCTAAATCGTAAAAAAAAACCGACGCACCGTTGAAGTCGCCTACTGTTAAGTGTTTCTTAAACAGATCAGCTCGTTCTTCATTAGGTTCGTAGTCTTCTATTCTATATTTGTCGCCACTCTTTGCTGTTACTGGTCTATACAAAACACTTAGTATTAAATGTAGATTGTCTTCTATGTTTTCTGTATATGTTTCTAAATCTACAAATTCACCTAAAGACATTTCTACTAGCTTCGGGTGGAAACCGTACTCTACACCTTCTACTTCTATAAAGTGTTTAAGTTCGTCTTCTGGTACACTTTCTAAGAACCTTGTTAAGTGAGCTCCTAACTTACCTATACTCTTTACATCTAATCCGTACAAATCTCTTTTAGGTATATCAGTAATACAATTAAGTATTCTTATTACCTTTTCTAACTCGTGTATCTTTTCTTCACTTCGTAAAACTTTCATAGTTCTAATATACCTTCCTAAATTCAATTCATTCCAAGTCTTCGGTATATTAAAGTTTAACGTCTTTTTGCCGTTCAATAGTTTTACCTTCATAATATATAATATAAATTTGTTGTTTTTAGTTTACTGTACAAAATACTTACCTGCGTTAGGGTTATCTAAGTGGTAAATAACATTATAACGTATTGCGTCTATAGCGTGGTTAAAACTATCTACGTATAATTTAGAACCCTTGTCTGCATATATATAGTTGTTTAATTCCTTTATAATATTAGTAGAACAAGAAGACACTATTAGTTCGTAGTCTTGCATTCGTGTTACACCACTTTCTATAGTACCCTTCTTTACTGCTTGTATATTAACTCCTGAGTGTCTAAGGTCTTCTATTAGTCTAGGTTCTGCACTGTCTGCTATTATAAGTGTCTTACCTACTTTGTCTACTACTATCTTTGCTAGTTCGTGTGACTTTAAACCGTTTCTATATATATGCTCTTTTAAGTATATTTTCTTTTTCGTTTTATCTATAGCTACTTCTATTAGTGTGTCTGGGTCTACACTAAAACCAAAGTCCATACCGCAAGAAGTTTGTAGTCCGTTAGGGTTAAAGTTTCCTATACTCCAGTTTTCAAATACTACACCTTCTGCTTTATCTAACCACCCGCCTAAGATTTTATGGTTATACTTCTTTATATTGTTTTCTTGTATAGTCTTTATACGTTGTAAGAAGCTTTCGTTAAGGTTCTGTTTATTATCTAAGTATGTAGAGTGTATGTAGCATACGTCTTCTTTAATACCGTTAAATTCAGAACTAACACCCCTTGCTTCGAAGAACCTTTTATATATCCAGTGTTCTTTTGTTGTAGGGTTAAGTATTAATACTATTCTGTTCTGTACTCCTTTTTCTCTAATACTAAGATCTATAGTGTCAAATGTATTTTCGTCTATTAGTTCTTCTGCTTCGTCAAGTACCCAAGTAGATATACCTTGTAAAGACTTTAGACTTGCTGTCTGGTTTCCTGAAGAAGTTTTAATACCTCTAAATATTATGTCGCTATTCGTTTTAGTATTAACTACTTCACTTTTGTTTATATTAAATATACTCGTAAATCCTAACAGTCCTATCTTTTCTAAAAATTCTGGTACAATACTTAGGTGTGCACTAATCATAGTGTATCTTGTGAACAGTACCCTAACACCTTTAGACATAGTAAGTAGTGTTAAGAATACAGTAACCGCAAAAGACTTACCAGAACCTCGACCACCTGTTACTATGTAATACCTACAGTCTGAAGTAAATAGGTTATCGTATTTTCTATTCAGTTTCAGTGTCTATAAATGTTATGATTGGCATATTTAAGCTTTCGTCATTTGTTGTAACGTCTACTCTTTGTTGAGGTTTACCGTAGAAGTATTCAAAGAATAGTTTAACAGACCACTGTTCTTGATTGTCTAAACCCTTCTTTAACGCCTCTAAAGCTTTAGCGTTCATAGGTGTTAAATTCTCTATAAGTTTTTGTTCTTCTGCTTTACTCTTACGACCTGAACCTTTACGTACACCTCCGTTGTTTTTTCTTTTATCCATAATTGAAAAAGATTGATTAACCAATTTACTATATAATATAAATAAGTCTTATTTGTTTGTTTCTGGTTCTTCTAAGACAAAGTTAAACTCCGACATAGACCATACCCTAATCTGTTCGCAATAGTCGTTAAATTCGTCTGTAGTTAATTCTTTACTTGTGTCTGGTATGAATAATCGTTTTAGTTCGTTATGCATTTCGAACTTATGATAGCCTAGGAACTTTCCCAAAGGTAAAACTATACACTTAAAGTAATACTTATTTTGTTGTTCTGTTCTAATCACCTTTCATTAATCCTTTTACGTAGTTACTGCTTTTACAGTGTTCTTCGTTTCGTTTGATCTCGGGCATACCTTCGTATTCGTCTGTTATAATCTGATTCATATAATCGTCACAGCATACAGCATCTTTACAAACTAGTCTACTTTCTCTAAGACTGTGCGTAAATTTAACTTTATGTAGTTCTATTATTTGTTTACAATTTTTACAAAGAAATTTCATTTAAGTATTCTAATAGTTGTTGTGGTGTATATATCTTTAGTTCGTCTGTATAACTCTTATAGATTTGTGTAAACTCTTTTTCTTCTTCGTTAAATGTCCAAAAGGTTTTTACTCCGTTATCTATTTGTTTTCTTAGTATTGTTTTTATGTTATTGTATTTCATTTTCTGTATAGTGGTGTGTATTTAGTATATAAGTAAGCTCGTTCTTTTATTCCTGTAGCTTCTTTAGTTCCGAAGTGCATCTCGTAGCCGTAGTCTTCGTTTATTATTTCTGGTAGTGTTATTACTTTGTCTTCTATATTTTCGTAGTCGTTTATTATAGAAGGTTTAACATATCTAGTTTTAGTACGTCCTATTAATTTACCTTTAATTATTTTCGACATATTTTTCTATTTCAAATTCTAAGTGGTTAATAGCTTTCTGTATACAGTCTATAGGTGTTTCGTGTTTATAGTATGCTCGTAAAATATAAGTTACTGCAGTAGCTAAATGATAAGGTAAATTAAAGTTGTCGCATACCTTCCTAGCTTCGTAACCGTACACAGAACCAATGTAGTAGCTAGGCACACCCCTGTCCTTAGCAGTTTCTAGTGCTGATTCATCAATGTTTCTTT